TTATTTATTTCCTATATATTCCGTAATCTTAATCATATCGTTGAATATAAAGGTTGCTTGATTATCTCTTATTAATACCTTTTCTACCAACTTCCTAAATGCAACATCGTTAAATTCATTGAATACTTTTTCTTTCGTTAAGTATTGTTCCAGGTCAATCAACTTAATATTTGAAAGTCCCATCTTTTCACGCTCTTGCAATCGTTGGTCTTTTTCCGCCTTTATCTTGCCCATTTCCGCCATCACTCTTTGCGACTCGGCAAATACTTTACCTGTTGTATCATTGACCGATTCTGCGATAAGTTTTGTTATTTGGTTTTGATATTCTTTGAGTTTTGCATCCAACTTCTCAATGCTATCATCACCTATTCGTTGCTCTATGACGCTTTGAATATTGCCTCTAACTGTCTCAATCAACTCGTCTTGGTTTTCAATGAGTTTATTCATAACCCTAACAAAACTATCCTTTAACTCTGTTTCTTTGACTTGTGTTTGCTTGCAACCCTTATCTCCATTGACCTTATGGTTTATGCAAACCCATGTGTAAACTTTCTCTTTCTTGGCCGAGTAATAATAATGTCTTCTCAACTTGCTACCACATTCCAAGCAATAAAGTTTATTTGAAAAAGGATAAATTGATGTATAAATGCTCTTACCTGAATCGCTATAACCCCTCAACGAACTTCTATATTCAAACTCTTTTGCCACCCTTTCAAATTGTATTTTATCTATAATTGCCACGTGGTGGTTTTCAATTAAATACTTCTTTTGAGTTGTATTTTCAACCCTGCGCCTAGTTTTTAAGTCAGTTGATATTGTCTTTTGATATAGCATATCGCCTGTATAAGTTTCATTTTTAAGCATTCTGGTAATGGTTGATTGATGCCATGTCTTTCCTGACGGACTTTCAACTTCCTGTTCATTAAGTGTATTTGCTATTTGATATGTTGAATATCCATCTAAAAATGAATTGAATATATATTTAACAATTGATGCCTCTTTATCATTTATTAAATATTCTGCATTAACATTCTTATCCGCACCTTTCAATATGTCATATCCATATATTTTATGCAGTGCATAATGTCCCTGCTCAATTCTGCGCCTTTTACCCCAAGATACCGATTGACTTAAATTCTCTGAAAATTCCTGCGCTGATGCTGATTCAATTGTTATACGAAGTCTTGTCGCCCTTTCGTCATCTAAACTATTTAATCGCTCTGTTTCAAAGATAACAGGAATTCCTTTCATCTTTAATTGTTCCAATATTGATAAACAATCAACAACATTTCTTGCAAAACGCGATATTGATTTACAAAGTATCATGTCAATCTTGCCATTCATTGCATCGTCAATCATTCTTAAGAAATTCTTTCTCTTGCGCATACTTGTCGCTGTTATGCCTTCGTCTGCATATATATCAACAAGCATCCAACCTTCGTGTTCGCTTATCATTTTCTGATAATATTCTTTTTGTGAATTGAAACTTGTTTCTTGCTCTTCCAAGTCCGTTGACACACGGCAATATGCACAAACTCTCTTAAAAGTCGTTGACCTTAAAACCTCATAGTTGTTTTTCTCTGCCACAACCGTTGGCTCAATAATCCTAATTGTCGGTTTTATCTGTGTCATTTATTATCACCTCCACTATATCATCATCCCCCTGTAAATATGGCATAAACTTAACGGTTACGCTTATTCCCATTTTATATACAAACTCTATTTCCTTTCTGCTATGAACTATGATTCGTTTTATCAATGCTAAAAAGTCGCTATCATCAAAAGTTTCCATTTTGTCATATCTATCGAATATTGTCTTTGCAATACTTCTATTTGCTGTTAACTCATTGATTTTTAAACTTCTATCACAAATTCGTTTTTTCTCTGCCTGTAATTCCATAATCCTGTCGACAAGTTTCTTATATTCCTTTTTTAACTTATCGGTTAACAATCCATTTATATTCATTTGAATATATATCTTCTCTTGCTGTAATAAACCATCAATTTCGTTTGAAAGTCGCTTTGTTTCAATAGTCTCGTATGATTTATTGAAATCAATGCCTACTTCTTTCAATTTATTAAACGATGCCATAAACCCTGATTTAAAAGTCCATATTTTTATGCTTTGATGATTTTCGCACGCTCTCGCACCCCTATAATCTGCTGTTCCACATCTATAAGTAACCCTGGTATGTTCATTTGTTTGCCTAACCCTCAAATCCCTTTTAAATCTCTTTCCGCAAGCATTACAATAAATCATCAACCTAAACGGATCATATTCTTTTGGTCTTGTATCCATGCAAAGTCGTTTATCCTGACACACTTCTTGCGCTTTATCAAACAATTCCTGGCTTATTATTCCTTCATGTGAATTCTCAACATAATACTGCGCTCTTTCGCCATGATTTATTTTTGTCATTCCATACTTGTCTGTATAAAACTTCGCAAGTCTCATATTCCCTGTGTACTTTTCTTGATGTATAATGCGCAATATTGCTGACGAAGTAAATGGTTCGTTCCTTACTGTCCTATAACCAGCATCATTTAATATCTTTGCAATTTCACGCGTCTCAATCCTTTTGACATATAAGTCAAAAATCATTTTAACAACCCTTGCACCTTCAGGATTTACCTTTAATCTCTTGTTTTCAACATCCCAATCATATCCTAATAATGAATTTAATCGAGTGCATAATTGTCCCTTTTCATATGAACGCTTAACTCTTAAATTGCTATATTCGATGTCTTTATCAACCTCGTCCTGCGCCATATATGACATAAGAATTGTATTAAAATCTTTATCCGTTAAAGTGTTTATATTCTCAACTTCAAATATTACAGGAATGCCTAACTTCTTAAGCAATTCAATTGATTGCAAAGTATCAAGCGTGTTTCTACCAAATCTGGTTATTGATTTACAATAAATAACATCAAGTTTGCCTTCTCTACAATCTCGTAGCATTCTTTGAAACTCTCGTCTTCTTGATATTGTTCGTCCGCTTATACCCTGGTCAATATATATGCCTGCATTTATAAGCGATGGATCGTTTTCAAACAAGTCATTATAATACTTTATTTGTGACGATAAACTGACATCCTGCTTATCAAGCAAAGTGCTGACACGACAATATGCGCCTGCTCTCAATTTTTCCATAAAAACCTCCTTTAATTTGGTAGTACACATTAAGCAGTAAATTTAATAATTAATCAAGACATTTCGCAAAGAATTGTCTGATTTTTCTGACTTTTATTGCGTTAGCATATGTTTGCAATATAGGTCAACAAAGTAAAATAAAAAGACCATGTTCTGCACATGGTCTATTCTTTTACACAATATTGAAAGATGCTTTATTTTTTTCATCTATCAACTCAAATTCTCTATATGAGATATATCCATTCTCTAACAAAGTCCTAATTATGCCATATGCTAAATTATATTTAATTTGATTTATCATTAGCATCACCACCGTTTGTCTTTGAATTTGTCTTGACTTCTGTTTCTTTTACCTCAATACCGAGTTTCTTAAATTGCTTAAATATTTGATTTGTTCCTGTCGCTGACAAACCGCTACATAACCCCACCAGGAATGCTGTTACAACATTAGTTGCAACAATTATCGACGGAACTAAATAGAACGCTAAAATGCCCAAAAGACCGCCCAATATCGCCGATATAAGCGGAACGATTGCAACCAAAAACTCTTTATCTTTTGCTATAAATTTCTTATATAGTTCTATAATACCATAAACAACCGCCACAATAACTGGCACGCATATAATTTCTAACATAAACCCTAATCTCCCTCATTTACTGAATTTTCAATAATAAAATCTGTCATTTCCCTAGTTACATCGTCATATTCTCTGAGAGCGTGTTTTAACTCGCCATTGGTTTTCCCATCTCTAATGGCAATTGCATTAGCAAGGGTTAAGTCGCCTATTGCGTTAATACTTTTTATGACAAGAACACTCATTTTATGACTTTTTTTCTCTCGAAGTTCGTCAATTCGCTGTTTTTTCTTAAAATAATGCTGTAAGAAAAAAAGCACCATACCACTAATGATGCTTGCAAGAATACTTATAATTACTGCTATCATTTATCCTCCTATCTTAACCAATTTGGTTTTAATGGCACTATTTTTGTTTCAGTTACATCTAACCAGGCATTGTACCATTGTTTCATCTCTTCCTTTTGATTTGCCGTTAATGTCTCATACCACAAAATGCCACGATTAATAAATGTAAAGCACTCATCTTCACGCCTACTTCGTAAATTTTCTATTAACTCTTCATCTGTGTATGGAATAAAAACAAAAACATCATCTTCAACATTGGTCGTCCTGCCGACCACGGTTCTATTGCCACCTGGCAAAATATCAACAATGTCTGTCCCACTAAACTTAACTTTACCGCCTATTAAATATCCGCTATTTAAGTCAACATCCTTTATTTCCTCTGTAAACTCTTTATTAAATATCTTCATATATCCTCCTTATTAAGCTGTTCTCTTCCACATATAACAAGTTATAAATGGTTGCCTGTTGCCTCCTGTTGTACCTGTACTTTCAAGTGATAAGTTAGGTATATTATATTTTGCATAAACATTTCTACCTCTTTGTTTATCACCACCACCTGCCCAGTTACCAATTCCACTGTTGTAGTTTTCTAATAATCCAATATTACCACTAACATCACCTGGAGTACCAGTGTAACC